TGAGCGACGACGGCGGAGTGCCCTGCGTCGTCTTCCAGGGTTGCCATCTGGGTTGTCAGCAGCTCAAAGCTAGTGACGCCAATCGGCAGCATCTTGGCGTTCAACGTCAGGGCACGGATCAGGTCATGCCTGGCGCGGTGAACCAGCAGCCGTGGGTTTTCCTGACCATTCCCACGCGGCACTTCGAACTCGATGGTGATAGCGGCATCGGAGCTGGCCTGGGCGCTACCGCCGCCACTACGCGAGAGCTGCTGGACCGAGATGACGGTGGCCGGCTCGGATTGGCCCTCACTCACCTCATCGTCGTCCACCATGATCAGGCCGCTGCCGATATCGGTGCGGAAGCCAGACGACGTGCGGATCAGCTTCACGCGATCGCGCAGGAACTCGACCAGCTGCCAGGAAAGGGGCTCAGCCAGCTCAGTCACGGCGCACCAACCACCGGCTGCGGGAGCCGTCGTCACTAAGCTTCTTTGCGTTCAGGAAGGCCTCGCCCTCCACTTCCACGCGATCACCCTGCTCCGGATCGACATCGGCTCGCAGGTACACAACTTCCACGCGACCCGCGACGAACTGCTGAAGATCGCCGATGGTCTCCACGTCGCGGTCGACGTAAATCCGCACGCCTTCAGTCACGACGCCGGACTTTGCCGCCTTGACGGTCGCAGTGGATACCATGCCGGCGAGCGCCAGAGCGCCATGAATGGTTGCGTCCATCTGGCGCAGGAAATCGCGCTCGCTCACCGGGCACCTCCCGAGCACAGCAGCGCATAGGCCTGCAACGCCCTCACTTGGGCGTCGCATTGGGCGGCGGCGCCAACAGCTCGGCTCGCACTTTCAATTCGGTCGTCGGCTCGACCATCAGGCTGGCTGCTGGCAGCGGCGGCCGTGGACAGCTCTGCGGTGGCGAGGGACGCTTGCCAACGCTGGTGCAGGCGCTGGTTCCCAGCGCGCAGATCAGCGACAAGGCGATCAGATGCCTTTTGTGCATCGTTCTTTTCCTTTTCATACTTGGACGCCAGCGTGTTCGCGGCGGCGGCGCTGCTGCGCTCTGCCTTCAGGGTTTCGGCCGCGGCATTGGCTTCGGCGCGGACAGCGTCACGCTCAGCTTCCATAGCGTCACGGCTCGACGCGGCCTGGTCGGCCGCTCGGTGCGCGATGGACACCGAGCCGCGCTGCCAGACGACGACGCCCAGCAGCAGGAGGATGGCGACGATGAGGGCGCGGATCATGCGGACACCACCGGATCTTCGGGCGGGATGACTGCACCCAGACCGCGCAGCGTCGATTCGAGCTGGCGCACGCGCGTGCGCAGGGCACTGGCCTCCTCTTGTGCCCTGAGCCGCAGCAGCATCTCAGCCTGCAGCCGCTCATCCTGGGCAGTGACACGTTGGTCGAGGAAGGAGACGCGGTCGGACAGGCCCTTGATGAGGTCCACGTTGGCATCGGTCTCGGTACGCTCCTTCCTACGCGAGAGGAACGCCGTCCACGTCTCGCGGAGAAGCCACAGCGCTACCACGCTCCCTGCTGCCCACCAGGGCGCGGTGGCGGTGATTCCGCCGCCGACCATCAGCTCAGCGCCTCAGCAACGCCGGCGTCGACCACGTCGGGCCGCCAGTACATGCCGCCGTTTTCATGCCTGGCGATAGCGGTAGCCAGACGGCTCAGGGTGACCGCGTTGTCCAAACGGATGACTTCCGAAGGCGCAACGCCTACCGCCGCCGCAACCTGGCGGACGTAGGCACCGGTATCGTTCTCCACCGGCGGCGCCCAGCGCCCGATGATCTCCTTCACCGTGCGCAGGCCGTGCTTGCGCTGGTAGGTGAGCAGGGTCTTCGCGAGGGCGCGGAACCCCGCCTGCGGGGTCAGGAACACGCAGAAGCGCTGCTCGCGGGCGATAGCCGCAGCGGACCGGTCCTCACCCTGCCACGGCGTGCTGGTGCGGTCGATGTTGCCAGGATTGTTGTTGCGTACGCCGCGCGGCGTGCTGGTGGTGCCCATGCGATCCCCCATTGTCGCTGTGGAAGAACCGGCACCGCTCACGCCACCCGGGCGTATGTGAGCGGTGCCGGCCAAGACTTACGCCGACTTCAACGAGCCCGAGCCCGGAGTCAGCTTCGCGAGCACAGTTGCAGTGCCGACGCCAGCGGCGGCGATAGCGACAGCGCAGTTCTCCAGGTCTCCGGCATCTGCGCCCGTCACGATCAGCCGACCGGTCTGGGCATCCCAGGTCAGGCCGACACCTTCGGCGATGTTGGCGCTGGACAGCTTCGGCAGTTCGAACACGCCTTCGATCTGGGCACTACCCTTGGTGCCAGCCGCAATGTCCACCAGCGCGACGGCCAGCAACTTGCCGACGATGGATGCCTGGCCACTGACCAGGTCGGATGCTGCGGTGATATCGATCACCGCGCCCGGGAATTTGTAGTTCTTCGCCATGACGATGGTCCTCAGTTGGCGTCTTGCATGGATGAAGTAGGAGATGGCAGCTGCGGCAGGAGCGCCGCAGCTGCTAAGCCGGTTACTCGCCCGGGTTGTAGGCTGCGCCGCGCCAGCCCACCGCACCCACGCCGTACTTGTGGACGACCTTCCAGCTGAGGCCGTCAGTGCGGAAGTTGGTCTCCTGCTCCAGCACCGGCGTCTGCACGCCATTGAGGAAGGCGACTTCGATCACCGGCTCCACGTTCGGATCGGCAAAGCCGTACCAGCCCTTGCCGGTGCCCAGGCGAGGGGAGGTGATGATGTCGCTGAAGGTTGCGCGCGAAGTGTTGTTGACCTGGAATCGGCCGGTCACGTCCGGGTTGTACTCGCTGTTGTTCACCAGGGTCGCGCGGCCGTGCATGGCCACCGTGCCCAGGAAGCGCGACAGCGAGATGTCGAGGTAGTCGTTGCCACCCGGGTCCATCTGCAGAGCCATCAGCTGGCGCATCGCGTCGAAGGAATCGACCGAGACCGCAGCGCCGGCGGTGATGTTGCCGTGCTCAGCATGGAACAGGGTGTTGCCGTCCTTCATGACCGGGCCAAGGCCGCCGTTCTGCTTCAGAACGTCGTAGACGTCCTTTTCGATGGTGCGGCCTGCGGCCTGACCCAGCGCCGTGGTGATGCGCACGAACGCACCCAGGTCATCGTTCACCAGGACTTCCGGCGTGATCTGCAGGATGCGGCCCTTGCGGGCACCCTTGATGGTCTCGGCTTCGCCATCACCCAGTACGCCGTTCTCATACTCACCCGCTTCGTTGACCGGCTTCAGGTCAGAGAACGAGGACAGGTGGTAGCGGCTGTGCGGACGGTAGTCGGACAGCGTGCCGGTCGCGCAGAAGCGAGTCCAGGTGAACTGCTGCAGGTTGTAGGCGCCAACCAGCACCCGGTGCAGAACGTTCTCCAGCAGAACCGGGAAATCGCTGGTGGTCTGCACAGCAAGAACGCGGCGCGCCATCTGCTCACGGTCCATGCCACGGGTGTTCACGCCGGCCTGGATCAGGGAACGCTCGGCCAGCGCCATCAGCGTGGTGTGCGTGAAGGGGTTCCCGTTGCGGGCGGTCTCGGCTTCAGCACCGGTCAGCACGCCGGCACGGGCGAGCAGCGCGTTGACCTGGGCGCGGCGCAGGTTGTCTTCTTCCGGCACCACGTCGGTGATGCTGGAGCTGAAGTTTCCGGCCAGCGGCTGCCCCCCGGCCGCCAGCTTCGCCAGCAGCTTGCCGCGGGCGACATCCTCGGTGATCGCCGCATCGGCCAGGCACTCGGCCTCCAGTGCCTGGACGCCGCTGACCTCACGGAAGCCAGCGAAAACGGTGCGGATGGCCGTGTTGCGAGCCGAGATAGCCGCCATCACCTGCTCGACCGTGGCGCCCGGGGCCAGCGGGGCAGCAGCAACAGCACCTGCTGCTGCGACGGGCGGAACCGGAGTGGAGGGTACGGCCGGCGCCGGGGCGGCAGGGGCCGGTGCAGCCGGAGCGGTGCCCGCCTGCGCCATGATCAGTTGGCACTGCTGTTTCATGCTGGTTTCCTCAAGGTGGGCCACAACGGCCCGCTGGTGAACCTCGCGGAGCGAGGCGAAGGCTGAAGCGGTGGTGGTTGCCTGGATGTGCTTGCGCAGCAGGGCATGCACGGCGCCCTCGGTCCCGGAGATCGCGCTCACATAGGACAGCAGCGCTGCTGCCGCGACGGAGTCCGCAGGCTCGGGCTGCACGTCGGGAATGACTTCGCTGATCAGGCCCAGCGCCAGCGCCTCGGCTGCTGTAAGCCAGTGGTCCTTGCGATCGGTCAGCATCGTCTCGATGTCGGCCGGGTTCTTTGCGCGCCCCGAGTACGTCACCAGCATCTGACGCCCATACACGTCGATCTGATCGGCCCGCTCGCGCAGGTCGCCAGCGAAGCCCCAGCCACCGCCCTGCGGGCCGTGCAGCATCAGCATCGTGTTCTCATGCATGCGGCGGGAGCTGCCAGCCATGGTGATCAGGCTGGCGATGCTGGCTGCAACACCGTCCACGGTGACGTTGATCGTCGCCGGGTGCTGTTTCAGCGCGTTGTAGATGGCCAGCCCATCGGTGACCACGCCGCCATCGGAGTTGATGCGAACGTTGATCACGCTTGCAGTCGTCCCGGCCAGCTGCTCAACCACGCTGGCAGCAGTGACGCCCTCACCCCAGAAGTAGTCGCCGATTGGACCGTAGATCAGCAGCTCGGCCTCACCGCCGCTGGTGGTGCTCAGCGCGAGGATCGATTTGCCCTTCGCCTCCGGCTGCAGCGCCTCGATGTCGCTTGCGTCGAATGCGAAGGTCGCAGCCAGGACGGCACCGAGCGCGGCTGCCATGACGTTGCGGGTGAGGTGGTTCATTGCACGTCCTCAGAAGGGGTTGGAATGGAACTGGCATCAGAGTTGGCCTGGGCCACGCCGGCGTCACTCACCTGGCCCGGGTCGCTGTCCAGGGTGATTCCCAGGTCACGCGCCCACTTACGTTCGTTGCGGATCTCTTCCAGCGTGTCGTACATGCGTCCACCGCGCTCGCTGATGACCGACGTGAGCGACCGGATACCGGCGCGGATCATCATGCGAAGGCCGGTCGCTTCATGGACCGGGTTGATCCACGGCATCACCGGCGGCATGTACATCGCATCGGTGATCGTGGTCATCGAGACGCCGCTCGGA